CACAATTGTCCCAACCATGCAGGATCAGCTTGCACCAAATTGAACATGTCATAATCCCAGAAGAAAGGCAAAACCATCTCCCCTCCTTGCGAGCTCGTCGGGTCCAACAGAATGTGCTGTCTTTGGGAAGCAGCCATTAAGTCTGGCACAAAATTTCCATCAGTCCGGTAATATCGCGTACTTGCAAAACCATCGGCGGTAAATGTCTGAGGGTAATATGAAAGCATTGCAGAGCCCCAGTAGAAACCGTTGCCATTTATCAGCACTTTCACATGCAACTTCCCACGGAAATTTCTGAAGTTGCTCAACCTGTTAGCAATCCTGCGATCTTGCATCCACACCTTCCAAGGGTCTATCAATGTATTTAGCGTCCCATTGACAGCCCAAAGGGTGACACCCAAATTCACAGGTCTTGAAAAGAACTTGGCAAACTCTGTATCACTATTCTCGGTCGCATCCCTCGTCGCATCGTAAGCTGGCTCAACTGCACTCTCAAAGGCAGGGCTTTGGTCATGAAAGGCGACCGTGGCCTGGCGCTGCTCTGTGGGCACAGGAGAAGTGTCAACAACACCACTCTGTAATTCAAGTTCGGGATCATCCATCCCTAACGAATTTATACTGCTCGCTTCAGTACATAGGTCGGCTTTTGACTTCGAGTGCCGACTTGAACTCCATGTAATGTTTTTGGAAGTTTATATAATACATATAAGGAAGGTAACTGGCCTTCCAAACACGAGATGACACAAATATTACATGTATTTTAATGAGTACATGGGGCTAGCATCCTAAAAGCCCAAAAACTCATCGTCAGTATCCTCCTCCTCCCCGGAGCTGTTGTCGCCATCCGAAGAAAACTCCTCATAGTAATTGTTCTCAATTCGGGTCCACATCAACTCCATTTGCAGGTTGTCTACCCACAACCTGTCAGCTCTTCCGCCAAAGCGTTGGCAATACACATGTACCAACTTGCCGACTTGTCCTGTGAACATATCTTTGACCATAAGCCGAACAAAGGTCGTGTACCACTGTGGAGGGGGTCTTTGCGTGTGCGAGTCAAACCACCATTGGTAGGCATTCATCCGGTAGTCCAAATCAATCTGCTTCAGTTCACCCGCGACTTCATCCACTGCAAACCGGGGGCGCTCCAAAGACAGAAGCTCATTCATGTATACATCCATCGATTGAGCATTATCCTGACAATACCCCAGTGGCCGATCATTGTTCCCATATACACGTATGCCAAAAACTGGTGTGAGATAACCATTAATGTGTCTGGCGACGTCTTCAGGGAACATTTGCAGCAATTCAGTCTGTCGCTGAGCACTACACAGTCGTGGTATCCAACGCTCGTTAGATGTCAAAGCAACGGCCTCAGCACTGAACAAATTTTTCAAGCGATCGATTAACACACTTCGGCCACTCTGCTTGAAGGCCCGATATTGAAGCTCTAGACTCAGCTCAACCATGAAGACTTCACGGTAGTCCTCAATAAATTGCCCGGACTGCAGCTCCAACATCTCCAATGCTTCGGGAAAGCGACACGTTGTAGAGTTGTATCGTTCCACTATCTCTTCCTTAGTAGGCGGGCAGTAGAAGTCCTTCACCCTATGGCCCTCAGAGTCGATGCACTGATCCGCGATTTTCTGGAAAAGCGGCTTGTAGTGGTCATACTCTTCTTCGCCGTGGTAAAACAACTCCGTTAGTGCCCCAGCCAAGTTCCCGGCACAAATTTGCGCCACAGATTCTGGGCGGTTCCTCCTCGGCCTGGTGGTCAATGCAAGAGACTTGAAAATGGAATCCTTCACCAAAGGTCCCACATAACCGTTCAACGCAGAATGAAATTTGAAACCTCTCTTGAGAAAGGTCATTTTATCAATGTGTGTAAAGCGGTTTGTAGGAAACAACTTCTG